TCCTCTAAGTGGCGAAAAGATCCGTGGTTTCCGCGCTAACATTCTTGTGCTTGATGAATTTTTGCTTTTGCCAGAAGAAATTATCAAAAACGTTTTGATGCCATTCCTTGTAGCGCCTCAAGATATGAAAAGACGTATTGATGTGCGTGAAATGGAAGACTTGCTGATCAAAGAGGGCAAGATGAAAGAAGAAGATAGAATGGTTTTCGTAAATAATTCTAAAATGATAGCTTTGTCCTCAGCAAGCTATACTTTTGAGAATCTTTACAAGACTTATCAGGAATGGGTAACAAAAATAACGTCGCCAGAAAAAGAAGACTCTACTTATTTTGTTTCTCAATTAGGTTACGAAGCTTTGCCTCCAGAGATGATAGATAAAACAATTATTGAAGAAGCTCAAAGCGGCGGCACTTCTCATTCTGCTTTTCTTAGAGAGTATTGCGCTCAATTTACAGATGGTTCAGACAGTTATTTTAGCGCAAAGAAGATGGAAGAATGCACTCTCAAAGATGAATATCCTCACACTCTTATAAAAGGAAATGCAGGAAAGAAATACATAGTTGGCATAGATCCAAACATGAGCGACTCTCCAAATGCAGACTATTTTGCCATAGCTGTAATGGAATTAGATGAAGATACTGGAGTAGGAATACTTGTTCATACTTACGCTGGTCTAGGCAACTTAAATAATCACGTTAAATATTTTTTCTACATCATGACTTACTTTGATGTAGTTGCTATTACATTAGATAACGCTGGTGCGGACATATTTATTGACACCTGCAACCAATCTGAGTTATTCAAAACTGCAAAAATAAATATAAAAGTAATAGAATTCAATGCTGAGTCAGAGGGAACAGAACACGAAAACGAATTACGAAATGCTAGGTCTCAATACAATCTGTCAGACCATAGAATAGCTTTTAATCAAGTCTTTTCATCTAGCTTCATAAGAAAAGGAAATGAATATCTGCAAGCCTGCATAGACTACAAGAAAGTTTTGTTTGCTTCTAGAACTTGCTCTAATGAAAAGTTCTTTGACAATGTAGTAGGCACCTCTTTGCCAAAAGATTTAATATTCACTGGAGATAAAGCTGATTGGACTAATCTAGATTTTATAGAAAACCAAGACGATTTCATTTACCAAACCAAAAAACAATGCGCTCTAGTAGAATATACTACAACTTCTAGAGGTATGCAAAATTTTGATTTGCCACAACATTTAAAGAGAGGATCTTCAGCAACAAGAGCTAGAAAAGATAACTATTCTGCATTTATGTTGGCTAACTGGGGAGTCAAATGTTATAATGACATTATGAAGCAGCAAGTAGAAAATAATATATTTACTTTTACTCCTGTCATGTTTTAGTGTAATTTCTAAATAGTATGGCGAATTTGGTTAGAAGGAAACAGGTAGATCAAGTTGAGTTTTCTGGCTTCTTTGTTGAAGTCGGAGACGAAAATTACTACCCATTGACCACTAATCCTTCTGGATTTTTAGATTCCGCTGCTCTTGATGCAGCCACTGGAACATTAGATACAAAAATAAATAATGTTTCTGGAATTTTAAATAATACAATATCTAGCACTGGAGCTTATTGCATTAATTATGCTGATAATATAAGTGGGACTTTATCGACGAGAATAATGGGTACTGGATCTTACTTGTCTTCTGTCGATACCGCTCTTAGTGGATATATTGTTTCTGTTAGTGGAAATTTAAATACTACTATCACTGGAGTAAGTGGAGTATTAAACACAAAAATAGATTCAACTAGTGGATATTTAAAAAGCTACACTGATTCCATTTCTGGATTATTAAATTCTCAAATAACTGCGGCCTCAAATGCCACAACTATCAATAATATTGTTAGCGGCACAGGATTTAATTTTACAGGAACAAAAATTTTCAATTCGCCTGTATACAATCAAAGAATAAATATTAGCGGCGTCACTACTCCTAGCAGCATTGCTATAGTTGCAGCTTCTGGCATGGCATCTGTAGTAGGTAATGCAGGAACTTTTGTAAGCTATTACGAAACTGGAGCTAATAATTCTTTATGGGCCGTTGCTGACTCTGCTGGTTTGCCAATGTTAGAGCTTTTTGATGATTATACTTTAATATTGGGTCATTCAAGCAGAAAATCAGTAGTTGTTAGTGGTTTGTCTGGTTATGTACTACTTCCTAGTTTGCCTAATCAAAATCAGACTGGCAGTTTGCCATCTGGAACTATTTTCCGCAGTGGAAATCATCTAATGATTTTATAAAATGAGAAAGCCTAAAATAAAAGATATTACGCCAATGATGACAGCCTATGCTGCTGCGGCAACGGATAATACTCCTATTCCCGCTCGTAGAAATTTGTCTGGCGACATTGAGAGAACAGATAGATTCCATAATATTGATTATGGTCTAGTGCCTTTCAAGTATTCTCATAACGTATCAAATAAGAGTGCTCTTAATGTTAGAGATGCTGTGATTTTGTGCCAGAAAGCTTATTACAATTTTTCGTCTTTTAGAAATGTAATAGACTTAATGACAGAATTTTCATCTAGCAAAATTTATTTTACTGGAGGAAATAAAAAGTCGAGAGATTTTTTAGATGCTTTGTTTAAGAAAATAAATATAGATAATTTTGTAGACAAGTTTTTTAGAGAGTACTATAGGTCTGGAAACGTTTTTGTTTATAGATTCGACTATAAAGTAAAACCAGATGACATTTCTAAGATTACTCAAGTTTTTGGGTCTGAGACAATCGGAGCTTCTGAATCTTTGCAGCTTCCTTCTAAATATATGATTTTGAATCCTGCCGATATTCAATACGGCGGAAACATATCTTTTGTAAATGGTAATTATTATAAAATTCTTACCGATTACGAACTACAAAGGCTAAGAAATCCAACAACAGATGAAGACAGAGAAGTATTAAAGAGTTTAACGGAAGAGAACAGGCTAAAGATTCAAAGAAAAACATATTCTGGAGCTGGAGCTTATATAACAATACCTCTAGACACTAAACAAGTATCTGCAGTATTTTATAAGAAGCAAGATTACGAGCCTTTCTCTGTTCCTATGGGATTCCCTGTCCTAGAAGATATTAACTGGAAGCAGGAAATGAAAAAAATGGACATGGCTTTGACAAGAACAACTCAACAAGCTGTTCTCTTAATTACCATGGGTTCTGAATTGAAGAGCGGAGCTTTAAATATTAATCAAAAGAATATTGAAGCTATGCAAACTCTTTTCCAAAATCAATCTGTTGGAAAAGTATTGGTTTCTGACTTTACCACAAAGGCTCAATTCATTATTCCTGATATTGCTGGAATTCTTGACCCCAAAAAATATGAAGTAGTAAATACTGATATCCAACAGGGCTTAAATAATATATTAATTGGAGACGAAAAATTCTCTAGCACAAGCATTAAGACTAATATATTTTTCCAAAGACTAGAGCAAGGCAGACAAGCTTTCTTGACAGACTTTTTAATGCCCGAAGTTAAAAGACTATGCAAAAATTTAGGATTTAAAAACTTCCCAACTCCTCATTTTGAAGAGATTGACATTAAAGATCCTTCAGTTTGGCAAAGAGTGTCTGCTCAACTAGTTCAACTTGGAGTTCTTACCCCTGAAGAAGGAATTCAAGCTATTGAAACTGGAAGACTGCCTCAATTTGATGAGTCTTTAGAATCTCAAAGAAAATTTAAAGATCTAAAAGACGAAGGTTTATACGCTCCAGTTGCTAGTGGCGCTGGTGCAGCAGGAGGCCTAAATACAGGAAGACCTCAAGGAGCCAAATCTCCGCAATCAACAAAAAACGTAGCTCCAAGCGGCGGCAATAAAAAAGCTCCAGCTATAGCTTCTTATTCGATGAAAGGAATATCTACTACTTTTAAAGAATACGAAATATTAGCATCTAAAGTAGAGGAGTTTTTAAGAAAAAAACATAAAAAGAAAACTCTTACCAAAGAACAAAAATCGATAGCTGAACAATTAGCGCAAGCTATAGTAATTAATGAAGATAAGATAAATTGGGATCATAATATTAAGGATTATTGCGAAGGAAAACAAGACAACCAAGAAAAAATAAATAAACTTTTAGAGATTGCTGAAGAGCATTCTGTTGATCTTTTTTCTGCTGCTATATTAAATCATAGTCAAATTTCTTTAGAAAAAGTGTAATATTTAACGATACTTTAAAATGAGATTTGAAATAGAAGCGCAAATTCCCAGCAAAAAGTCTGAATCGTCGGACTTTTATGTTGACTTTTCTCTTAAGCTGCTTTCTGCGCTCAAAGAAAAAGTCCAAGAACACAACAATAAGAGTAATAAAAAAATTGGTCTTAATCAAGTAGTGGAGAAGTATTATAGCGCGGCTGCAGATTATGTAAAAAATGAGTCTATTGATATAAATACTTATTCAATGGCTAAGGTGAATGAGTTCTTGGAGGGGAAAAAGGGGGAGTTCAATTTAGATAAAGCGGAAAAAGATATACAGAAACATGGTTTAGACTTTGATTTCGAAAATGTAAATAATCTATATATATCTTATCCAAAGCAAAAAACAGAAAAATGGTTTGAAATTTAATTATGAGCTTTAAATATACTACAACATTTAGTTCTATTCTAAGACCTTTAGTCTCAGAAGAGAAGGATAAATATCTAGCATTGGCGTCTCTTATGCAAGTTGGGAATTTTATTCCTAATGTTGACACTGAGAAAAACGTTGATTTATTGCCAATTGCTTTTAATGCTGCTGTAGTAAATAGAGTAAACAAAAATGGCGATGTTATTGATTCAGAAACAGCCGTAGCTGCTTATAAAGACTTCATAAATAAGCCAATTAATATAGAGCACAACAGAGAAAGAATTGTTGGTGTAATTTTAACCGCCGGGTTTAGTGAATTTGGGTCAGACGTTTCCCTTTCGGAAGAACAAGTCAAAGACTTGAAGGGGCCATTTAATATCACTCTTGGCGGTGTAATTTGGAAGATTTCTAATCCCAGCTTAGCCGAAAAAATTGAAGAATCTAGCGATGAGACTAGCGACCAATACCAAAAAATTAGTGCTAGTTGGGAATTAGGTTTTAATGACTACAATTTAGTAGTTATAGAAGGTGAGTCAAAAAACATAGAAGACGGAGCTAATATTAGTGACGCTTCTCAAATAGAGACTATGAAAAATAGTCTTAGAGCATTCGGCGGATCAGGAAAATTAGACAAAAACAAATCTATTTATAGAAAAGTAATAGGTAATGTTGTTCCTTTGGGCATTGGCTTAACAGAAACTCCTGCTGCTGATGTAAAAGGTATAGCTACACTAAAAAATGAAGCAAAAGATGCTCCAAGTGAAGAAAATATTTCCAAAATAAACAAATTAGATGTAAATACTAATATTGAAATTAATGTTATGAAAATTCAAAGCATCAAAGACATCACAGACGAGAGTTTGAAGCAAGCTACGGCTTCTCAAATTTCTGATCTCATCGAGCAAGAGCTTAAGTCAGCTTCTGAGAAATTCGCTGCCGAAAAAGCTTCTGTTGAAAATGCGCTACAAGCCGCAAAAGAACAATACAACACTCTACTAGCTGGACAAGAGACTCTTCAAAAAGAGATAGATGCTCTTAAAGCTTCTTTAGAGGCTTCTGAAGCTGAAAAGCAAAAGATTTTGGCCGCAGAGAGATTCAATGAGAGAATGAGCGCTTTTGATGCCGAATACGAGCTAGATGATGAGTCAAGACAAGTTATCGCTTCTGACATAGCTGACTTGGATGATGATTCATTCGCTGCTTATAAGAATAAGATGGCCGTATTCATGAAGAACAAGAAGAAGGAAGCTAAGAAAGACGAAAAGAAAGAAGAGGCTAAGTCTTCCGTTTCTGTTGATGAGGTTCTCGATAACGCTTCCGAAAAAGGAGAGAAGTCTACAGCTACCATTGCTGCTACTTCAACCGCTTCTGAAGCTTCTCTTTTCGAGAAATACAAACAAGCTTTTAATTACGATGGTTTCGTAATTGGATAAACAATAAATACAACATAAGGATAAAATATGGCTTATAAACTAAGACCTTTTAGAGATTATGATGAACATGATGTATTGAATCTGTTCTCATACGACACAACTGGTTTGACAGCCGGATCGATCAACATCACCAAGGGTTCCTTGGTTAAGATCGCTACTGGTTGGAAAAACTACGATTCAGGCGTTGAGCTTGGCGGTGGATTAGAATTCATCGGCAGCGCTGGTACGCTTTCACCAACTAACGTTGTTTCACAACGCTATGGAGTAACCGCTAAGGTTGTAGTCAGCACAACTGGCGAGACCCCAGTCGGAATGATGCTCTATGACGTAAGAGACGCTGACGAGAACGGAGAGCTTCTAAAGTACAAGCCCCGTAAGGCTGCTGAGATGCAAGTAGTAATTCCTGGACAAGCTGTTCCAGTAGTTACCCGTGGTATCTTCTTGGTCCAAGGCGTTCTTGGAACTCCTACCGCTGGCGGCACTGCTTATGCAGGCGGAACAGGTCAAATCACTGCTTCTACTGGTGGCGGTGGTATCGCTAACGTTGCCATTGGTAAGTTCCTTGGAGCTGCTGATACTAACGGCGAAACCCTCGTTAAATTGGCTCTATAATATAAAGGATTAACATGAGAATTAAACTAAAAAATACACCTGAGCAAGTTGAGCTAATCAAAGCCCTTGGCTCTAAAAACAGATTGGTTGCCGCAGAGGCTTCCGAAGCTTTCGCTGCTTTTCTTGGACCTGTTATTCAACGAGTCATTTTGCAAGCTGGCACAGCTTCTCAAATCTATACTGACGCTCCATTCGACGAGAATGATTCGCCCAGCTATCCTCTTGATCTCTACTATCAAGAGCTAAACAATGGCTATGTTAGCGTTTGGTCTCAAACTCTTGCTGGTGGTCTACCAACCTCACAAGACGTTTCTGCTATCCAAGAGCTAAAGATTGCCACTTATCGCCTAGACAGCGCTGTTTCAATCAATAAGAGATATGCTCGCCAAGCTCGCTTGGACATTATCGCTAAATTGGTTGAGCGTATGTCTCAAGAGGTTCTAATTAAGCAAGAGCGCAATGCTTGGGCCGTAATGCTCAAAGCCCTTGGCGAAGCTTCTACTACTCCTCAAGGCGGATCTGCACTCAAGCACTACATTGCTGCTGGAACAGCCGGTCAATTCAAGCTAGATGACCTCAATAAGCTCATGACCCGCGTCAAGAGAATTAATGAGTCTTGGGCTGGTGGTACTCCTGCTGATCCATATAGCACTGGATTGACTGATCTTTATGTCTCTCCTGAGATTAAAGAGAAGATTCGTGCTTTCGCTTATAACCCACTAAACACTGTTGGTGGAGTTAGAACAGCAGGTAGCTCTTCTACCAGCACCGAGTCTGCTATCCCTCTTCCTGACGGAATGAGAGAGGAGATTTACCGTAACGCTGGTATGCAAGAGATCTATGGTGTAAACATCGTTGAGTTGATTGAGCTTGGTCTTTCCAAGAAGTACAACATCCTCTTTGACTCTTACATCTCTGAGACAACTACTCTTGGCGGAGCTTTCGATCCTGCTACTTATCAAGTCCTCGTTGGCGTAGACAATACCAAAGGCGCTCTAATCCGCGCTGTTGCTACTACCTCTGAGACTGGTAGCCAATTCAACGTACAACCAGACGATCAATTCTTGCAAAGAAGCGATAAGGCTGGATTCTACGGATCATTGGAAGAGGGCCGCATCTGTATCGATGCCCGTGCTCTTTCAGGCATCATCGTCTAATAAACTCGGTTCTAACAAAACCCGCTGGGGCAACCTGGCGGGTTTTTTATTTGATTTATTTTGTTTATTAAGATATAATTTTTGTATGGCTAAAAAATCTACGCTAAAAAATCTTAATCAGATCGACGCTAAAGAAGAGCTTGGCAGACCAACTACACTAGACCAAATTTGGGGAGACACTGGAATTCAAAAATATGGTACTAATAATTTTGAAGAGTACAAGACATATATTCGCTCATTAAATAAAAGCGATATTCATGCTCACGCTATGAAGGTTGGCATGCTGCCAACCGACAACCACGAAATTCTAATCGCTAGGCTAGAAAGAGAATTCCAAAGGCACGTTGCAGCTTATCAAGCTCCATCAGAATCAAAAGGCAAGCAAAAGAAAATATCTAAAGATGTGCAGAAGATCTTATCAGAAGGCCGATAATTCTGTGTAATTTTATTAAATGGCCAATGTAATTAGGATTAAGCAGATAGATCAACCGGAACTATCTGGTTATATATTAGATGTCACAGATCAAAATTACTACCCTGCTGCTAATCCTTCAGGGTATTTATCTTCTGTAGCTTCTGATCCTGATTTTATTGCCCTAAGCGGCGACCTGAATAATACAGGAATAGTATTAGATAATAAGATTAATACATTAAGCGGTTTTACAGTATCTCTTGTTAATAGTTCAGGAGCTTTTTTACAATCAGAAATACTTTCTTTAAGTGGCGATCTAAATGCCACGAATGCTAATCTAACGACTGTATCAGGATTAGCTATTTCAGCTATCGCTTTAACCACTGGATTAGATTTTGATGTTAGCGGAGTAATTAGTGGAGAAGTATCAAAATTAAATTCTACAATTACTGGAGTTAGTGGTTATTTATCTTCCCAAACTGCTTCGGTCAGTGGAATTTTTAATTCTAGAGTAACAACGCTAGAGAATACTTTTGCCACTTCTGGAAGCAACTTCTTAGATCTAGCTTCTAATAATCAAATTGTTTCTGGTTCTAAAAGTTTTACAAATAGAATTGGATTTAAGCAAATAGACATACTACCGTACTCAGGAAACTACAGCAATCCTGGAGGTCAGCATGAAATATTATTCACTCAATTTACAGAAGACTATACTTTTGCAGCTAGTGGATATGGAAATTTAACTGGAGATTTATTTGTGACAAAAATAATGCACCCAAACAATATAGAACTAATAATTAGCTCTATGATTTTCACAGGAAACTACTAACATGCAAAAAGTTTATGGGTCATTAGATTCTGCCGCAGATTCATGTGTTTTACTATATGATTTTTTTGGCAACTCTTATGATGGAGAACCAACTACAAATCTTTTCACCCAACCAACTGGAAATAATGGTTTTACAATAAAACCATCTGATACAGGAAGGCACTTTTATAAATTAGATTATTATACTGATTTTGGGCAAGGTACTTTTACTGGAAACGCTACCGGAAATTATAAAACTACAGACTCTATTTATAAATACAATTACGTTTCCACTCAAACAGATTCCACAAGCAACAAACATGGATTCTCTATTAAAATAACAAGAGGAGAGACTTATTCGTATTCTACAGATGTTTATGTTTCTACTGGACACCCAAGGACGGGGCTTGCTCCTGTGGTTAGCTTAACTCCCAATCTAACTGGAAGTTTTGCTGTCGTTAGTGGATATTATGATTTCAATAAAAAAGGAACTTGGCAAACTATTAGTGATAAAATATATGTTCCTTCTGTATCAAATAATTTTGGATCGAACGCTATTTTTTATGAAGTCTCAGTAGCAGAAAAAACTGCTCAGCATCCTTACTATGGCTCAGGATCAACTGATGGATTTGTGATTGGAAACACTCAAGGAAGAGCATTGAATTTTTATAAAGGCGCTACATATGTTTTTCTTCAATCTAACGGTTCAAATATTAATGACGAATTATATTTAACTACAACTCCAAACGCAGGTGGGGGATCTAATGCTTATGCTGATGGATTCTCTTATTATGGAAACGAAGGTTTTGATGGTTATGCTACATTCACTGTTCCATACAATGCTCCATCTGCAATTTATTATAATTCTAAACGCACTGGCTCTACTTATTTTGGTGGAAAAATAAATATTCTTGGAGGTTATAACGCTGGAAATACTGGAAACTCTGGTAACGTTGGAACCTCTGGTAGTTCTGGAAGCTCCGGATCTTCTGGGGCGACTACAACTTCAGAGTCTTATGCTGTTTGCTTTGATCCCACAAGAGGAGAGCTTAATTCATCTAAATTAAATGGTGGATATATTTTATATAAAAATATGCAGTTCGAGAAGAACAAAAAAATGTTCCAAGGCGTAGCTCATCCTACTCAATTTACTTCTACTTCTCGTTCTCCTTATGGAGTTTTAAAAGATATAACCGGCGGCAATAATAATTCTAATTTAGCAAATGCTATGTTTGATAGCGATGCTTATGTAATTTTTGGAAATAGAACAAACATAAACGATGGCGGCATAGTTGACATAAATTTAAAATATAATAAAACAAAAACTTTCTCTATTGGCAGCGCTGCAACTCAAAGTTATGATTTTTGGTTCAAGCAAACTTCAGCGTCTTTTCAAAAAGCTTATTTATTTTCTAGATCTACTTCTGTAGATGGAGATTATTTTGTAGAGAATGAGGGCTATCCTCAATTAATTTTTATACAAGATAAAAGAGTATATTTCAGATTTGCTTCTCCAAGCAATGAAATATTATCAGGATACTCATCTCAAGTTATTGAAGTGGGCAAGCTTTATAATGTAATTATTACTGTAAATACTTATTTGGCTGTAGGATCAAAAGTAAATATTTATGTTAATGGAGTAGAAGTGGCTACTACTATTTTAACTATTCTTGAGCCGCCTCTAAATTTAAATTATACTTCTGCAAAAGCTTCGACTGGCAATACTGGAAATGTAGGCAATCTTGGAGTTGGCATAAATAACACAAATTTTTATTGCATATCTTCTTTTGATGCCAACGGAGAATCAAAAGCTTCTAGTGTTTTAGCGGCAGTAAGCGATCCATTAAATAAAGCGGTCAGTTTAAATTGGTCAATTGTAGGCAGCGCTATAGGTTACTATATTTACAGATCTTCTTCTCCTGTTTTTGGAAATTATTCTTTAGTAACCACAATCAAAAACAATGCTACTTTAAATTTTATCGACTACAATACTCCAACACAATTTGGCTTCCCAAAACCTAGCCCAAAATATACTTATAAATATAGCGATAATGTTTCTTTGTTAGTTGATAATTCTACAGCAAAAATTTGTTTTGGTAGCTACCCAATATCAACTATGGTTCCTAATTATTTTGAGGGCTACATATATAGAGCAGCAATATATAAAAACAAACTCTCTTCTGTTCAAGCGAGCAGAAACTATAATTCATTTTTATACAAATATATTTCAGAAAGCCCAGATGTTATATATTCTTCAATTAAGCAAAGAAGTGTAATTACTGGGAATACTGGAGCAACTGGCTCCGCCGGAAGTTTTAGAAAGGTACTGGAATAAAATATGGCTATTACAAGATACGCAGGAGATAGGTTCTACGGATTAGACGCAGAGAAAAGCGCTTTGCTCTCTCAAGTCCTAGATGGCGCTATTTATAAAGCGTCAGATACTCTTTATGAATATTTAAAAATTAATGGATCATGGGTGCTGTCAGGAGGCACTAGCGGCACATCTGGTACTAGCGGATCTAACGGCTTATCTGGCGGTATTAATTATTTTTTCAATGAATCAGTCTCTTCTGGAGTAAGCACATATAAGCAACTATCTAAAAATATTACTGCTGCGGCAGAGCAAGTAGTTACTGTCAATCTTACTGCTTTACAAACAGCGGTTCCAATATCTTCTTATATCACTGATGCTGGAGATCCAAATGTAACAATAATTCCTGGAGGCATATGGGCAGCTTTTGTCCATTTATCAAAGAATGCCCAAAATGATGAGGTAGAGGTTTATTACAGCGTATTTAAAAGAACTTCTGGCGGAACAGAAACTTTATTATATACTAGCGACGAAACTGCTATTTCATGGATCAATAATAACACCACAGCAGTAGAAACAAAAATAGACGTAACATTTGGCGCTACCACTTTAAATGCTACAGATAGAATCATAATAAAATTCTATGCTAATAACTTAGATAATGCGAGCAGAACAATAAAATTCTATACAGAAGGAACTCAGCATTATTCTTATATTGTTACTACAATAGCTCCTGTTTCTGGTACTAGTGGAACATCTGGATCTTCAGGAACTTCGGGAACATCTGGAAGCGCAGGAAGTACAGGAAGCGCTGGAGCAACTGGTGGCACAGGCGGAATTGGTTCTACTGGATCAACTGGAAGCACTGGTGGTACAGGTGGAATTGGATCAACTGGATCTGCGGGAGCTACGGGTTCTATTGGAAGTACTGGAGGCACAGGCGGAATTGGTTCTACTGGTTCTACTGGTTCTACTGGTGGCACAGGCGGAATTGGATCAACTGGATCAACTGGATCTGCGGGAGCTACGGGTTCTACTGGAAGTACTGGCGGAACAGGTGGAATTGGTTCTACTGGTTCTACTGGCGGCACAGGCGGAATTGGTTCTACTGGTTCTACTGGATCTACTGGCGGAACAGGTGGAATTGGTTCTACTGGATCAACTGGGTCTGCTGGATCTACTGGCGGCACAGGCGGAATT